AATGTTTTATTTGTTAAGGTATCTGTAGATGATGCAGTAATAAATGCTGAAGATGAATTGTCATAATTAGAAAGATCATTATCAACTACCAGATCAATCGTACCATCAGCATCTTGATAGGTTGCAGTAATTAAAGTTTCAGTATTAGTTGAGAACATTGCACCAGCAATGTCCTGAATTCTTTCTGCATTTACTGTAACATCACCAGATGAGACAGTGAAATCTGTTGAATCAAATGACGCAATACCTTTATTAGTGTCAGATGCATCTTCACCAGCAACAGTAATTGTTGTTCCTGTGTGAGTAACATTCATTCCCTCACCACCAAGGATCGAGAATCCATGAGATGATGGTGTTAATGCTCCACTATCAGTTGTAATATCTTTTACAACATCATCTCCAAGAGATACCGCACCAGATGTTACACCAAAATCATTTGAATCAAATGATGCAATACCTTTATTTGATGTTGATGCATCTTCACCTGAAATTGTAACAGTATTATTTGTAACTGCTGCATCGATACCTTCACCACCAGTAAATGTTAAAGTATCTGTAAGAAGATCAACAGTATCTGTTCCAGTATCACCAGCAATGTCAAGACTAGCTGCAGCATCAATGAAAGAAAGTTCACCAGAACCATTGGTGGAAAGTACTTGTCCATTAGAACCATCGGTTCCAGGAAGTGTATAAGTTAGGTCTCCACTTAAACTATTTGGAGCTTTGAGTGTAATAGAATTTGTACCGTTATTTGTACCTTCTACAAATTTTACACCACTACCTGTCGTACTTGTATTGACAGACCAAAATCTTCCAGATCCAACAAATTGATTATTGTTTGTAGTTGAATCAATACCTACATAAAGGTCATAACTATCTGTTGTAAAGCCTGGTTCACCCGCCCTCAGACCAGGGAGATTAGTAAGAAGGCCTCTTTTAAACTGAATAACAGGAGCAGCCATTCTCTTATTTAACTATTGTTTCTATTATTTAGACTCAAAAAGTCCCAGCATCATATGAAACAATGATAATTTTATCAATATCAACCTCGTCCTCTACTTTTCTTACAAAATCGTCAGGTAAGTCACTATCTTCAGAGGTTTTTTGTAGAGAAAGATCAGAATTTATATCTCTAAATTTAAAATTACCTGAAGAATTTTCATAACTTAATAGTGATTTATCATCACGATCTTCTGGACTGACATCAAATAAATCTCCCATTCTTACTGGCATCAGAACGTACCTCCATCAATATCTTCTGCAGCAATAGTTCCCAAATTCAATTCAGATTCAAGTTGTGTGATAAATTCATCAGGTAAATCATCATCTTCTACAGATCTTTCTAATATTGTATCAGAAGTTACAAGTTCAAATTTATTTTTTGAAGAATTGTAACTTACAAAATAACCATCAACTTCTTCACCCAAAGAACCAAAATCGGTATCACCCATTTCAGAAATTGTAGATGGTTGTCTTAATGAACGTACTTTTGGATTTTCTTGTGTTGAACTGACAACTTTGGGATTGGAAGATGCTTTTCTGATAATAGTCATCTTTTTAAGTGGTAATACCAGCGGTTACAAGAGCCATTCCTTCAACCATTCTTGATACTGATCCAGATGCTGAAGTTAACAGGACATCATAATAATATCTTCCTGGTTTAAGATTCACAGTTTTACCTGCAGTCATAGCAATAGAAACCTCACCAGTAGATCCAGTGATACTAACTGAAAAATTTTCTGAAGAAGTAGATTCTGGATATTTTTTAATTTTTGAAGTTCCTACATATCCAGAAAGATTTGATGGAGTACCATCTGTTTCAGTTGAAGTAAAAACTTCACTAAAATCAGCTCCTTGGGCGATAACTATGTTTACAGCAGGAGTGGCAGCCATTTTATCTTTTTTAAGTATTTATGTCTTTACTTACATTCTTCAACATTTTTTGCAAATCTGCTGTAGAACCAACAAAAAGTGCATTATTAACTGTAGTTGGACCTTTTTTATCCTCTTCTTTATTAATATCCTTAAGTTTTTTCTGAAGATCCATTAACTTATCGGTTGCATCTGAAACGTTTTTGATCAATTGACCAGCTACTTCATATGCCCTAGGCATTTCACTCTCTTGAGCAAGTTCTAAAATACCATTAATAGCTTCTTGACCTTTTTCAATGATAGAGTATAAATTACCCCTAGTATATTCATAATCTCTACGAATATCCTCAGCAGAGGATTTATATTTTTCTATTTCTTTCTCAATATCACTTTTTTCAATTTGACTATCAATTGGTTCTACATCAAATGTATCGTTTAATTTATTGTACTTGTCCATAAGAGTATCAGAAAATAGCACCATCAAAACCAAAGTCGTCTCCAACTTCAATCATATTATTATCTGTTTGATTAATGTTGTAAACTTTTGATCCAAGAACATGATTTTGTATTGGTGTTTGATCTTGAGCTCTTTTAACTAAAATTTTATTTCCAGAAATTTCTTCAACATACATTTCTTCTTGTCCAATGTAAATATAAGTACTCTTTACAATCTGAGAAGTATCTTCTACTTCAATTGCTGTTTGTACCATATCAACATTTTCTGCTAATAACGTAGCAACAATACCATCATAATCTTTAGTTGCTCTAGGAGTTGATTGATAAGTAATGTCTCTTTCATACGAACCAGATTTACTACCAGATATGTATCCGACAGTAACTTTTTTAATAATATCTCCAGAAACATCTCTGAGTGGACCATATACAAATGTTTTTGCAGTAAATGATAGAGTATAGATTAATGCTCTTCTAGTGTCAAAATTTCCCTCGTATTCATCACTCATATTGATACTATCTAAAGAAATAGCAACATTTTGTGTTTCTTTATAATCACCTAAAAAATTAATAGGTACTGTATAAGAAGGTTGAAAATAAGGTAATATTTGTTCTATGATTTGCAACATATCATCGTTCAACTTTGTATAGATTGAAAGTGTGAATGATAAGTTGTAAGGAACTGGTAAATACGATTTCTTTTCAGAAGTTCCATCTTCTTTCGTAACAACCATCTGTGTTGTTTGTGATGATTTTCTAGATGGATCATATGTTATGTTAACCAGTTCAAATGACATTCTAGGAAGTGTCATTTGAACTGGATGATTGAGATCTGGATTTTGTTCTAGTCTTGCTAAAAACTTTTGTGTTGGACCATAAGCAAGAGGAACTTTGATAACACTAAAGGTGTTATCAGATTCATCCTTCTTCTTAATTTGAATTCCATTGAAGAGAGAACCAAATCCAATGATTACGGATCTAAAGATCTCGTTGTAAAAATACTCAAACATTATCTTAGAACAGTATATACTTACTATTTAACTTACTTTATATTATGGCATACCAAAAGGATTAGACGTACTAAAATCTATAATTTCATCTGCTTCCAATTCTATATTATCATTATCTGCATAAGGAGTTACAATATCGTCAGTGTTGATAGAACTAATAATAAATTTTGCTCCAGATTCTGACCCGATTATTATTTCTCCTCTTATAAATGAACCATCAATAACTGATAATTCTAAATTATTTGTTATAGCATTCCATTGTTTTACTCTTGCTGTAACACCAGAAGTCTGAGCAGTAACAATTTCATTGAATATAAATGAACCAGTACCAATACCAGAATTACTTAATGTATCCGGCGGATCAATAGTAACTATTGGTTCGGTTCCAAACCCTTCTCCACCATTTATAATATAAATTGCTGTAACTACACCAGCACTACTTATAGTTGATATTGCAACTGCATTTTCTGATGGAGACGGATATTCAGAATCCCAAGTATATTGAGTAGAATCAAAAGTAAATGTTGTGTTATCAAATGTTGGATAATAACCAGAAGTTTTACCAATAGTAACATTCGGTGCTGATGTATAACCACTACCACCATCAGTCACAGTAATTGAACGAATTGATCCATTTGTGGAAATACCAGTTGTTGCTGCAAATCCAGAACCCTTCCCTCCTTGTACCGTAATCCATGGTGCAATTGTATAACCACATCCTGCATTACTTAATAATATTGCTGGTATTCTACCAGATTTGCCAGTACAATCTGGATATTCAAATGACAAAGATGCTATACCTACAGCTGTAACACCATTACTTGGAGCAGAAGAGAATCCAACAACAGGAGTAGTTTCATAGTTTCTGCCCATGTTAGACAAATAAATTCTATTAACAGCACCTGAGGGACATATAGCAGCTGTAGCTGTAGCTGTACTTCCAGAACCAACTAATGTAATTGTCTGTATATAACCAATTTGTTCTATTTCATCATCAATTTCATCAACACCAGTATCAATAACTTCATCTTCATATCTAAACAACTCACATCTCAATTCATAAACATATGTTTCTCTGAGTTGATAAAAAGGTTGTTCATGTTCTACAAATTTGATCTCAAACAATCTATCTCCTAAAGGAAAATAAATTAAATCTCCTTCTTTTGGTCTTGTAGAAAGTTTTATGTCTGGAAGATCTTCTATTAGGGGTGAAATATAAGATTCATATCTTTCTTTGGATATAATTAATTGAAGATCGTCTCTATTTTCAATACCAAATTTTGATAAAAGAGATCCCTGACCTGTATAACCCTCATAATTATCTACATACGCCTCTATTGGATATGCATTTTTGAAACTCGATTCAATAACCTCTTTTATTACAGTATTACTACTAACATATCTTCTAGGAAGATAATATACTTCAACACCATACATCCTCAACTGTTCATTGATAAGATCTTGGACTAGACTTTGTTCAGTTTTACTACCGTTAAGAAAAAATGGATTGAGCATATTACATCACCCAATAAGATCAAGAGGTGGAATTTCGTATGTACTTAACATTTTCTCTTGAATCTTATCAAGTTCAGCTTGAGCGTCATCATAAAGTTGTCTCCCATTAAATTCAATACCACCTGGAAGTTTGACTCCTTGAAACTTAATAAGATTTTGACCCCACTGTTTTTTGATTAATGCAGTTAAATATCTTTTTAAAAAGGAATCATTCCACACCCTTGAATAATCATTAGGATCCATTGCTCTCCAACAATCAATAATCAAAAATTCCCCAGCTCTAAGTTGACTCCAATCAACATCCAAATACATTCTATCTTGTCTCTGATTAAACCTTATTTGTTTATGAGTATTCAAAAGAAAGTTCATAGTTTCAAGATAAGTCATTGCCATAGAATATGATAGTAAATCTGTACTCCCCCAATAATAAATATCATTAAGGAATAATTGATATTTAAAACTAAACATATTTGCACTACTTACAGATTGTGCATCATCATATTGAAATACTTTATTAATTCCAATAATTGATGGAGGAATCTGTATATAATTACTATTTTCGTAAAAAGTAAACGTGGTTGGAGAGCCGTTGATATTTGATGATGCCGTTGTTGATGTAATTCCTGTTGTACCACTATCTCCTACAGGAGCTCCTGGAGGACGAGCTGCACCTCGAGCCACATCATCCTCAGTGACTTGATATTTTAAATAAACTTGAGAGACACCATCGAAATGTCTTTCGTTGAAGAACTGTAATGCATCATCAACCAAATCTTCGATTTGTTCCTGGGCAACATTAATTTCTAATACTGGGGCACCTAATTGCCTTAAACAATAATCAATCAGTCCTTGTCTTGAATTGGGCTGAGCCATTTATATTGTTTTTATCTATTATGGACTATTTATGATTTAGGATTTAATATATTTGTGATATTATGCAACATTGATTTAATATCTGTCACATCATTTTTCAAAGAAAGTACTTCATTTTGAATTGAATCAATTCTTTCTTTTTCACTATTTAATTTTTCTCTTTGTTTCATATAAGATTTGAATTCAAGATGGTTTTTGTTTATAATAGCACCAGTTCTAGTGTCTCTATATAAACCATCTTGCCCTTCAACTGGAACGTAATAATTCATATTATGCAAGTGCAATACCTCTAAGATTCCTAATTAATGGAACGTTGGATTGATCTGTCGATGTACCTATAATTTTTATTCTAAAAGACTTAAATGGTACTGCTTCATCAAGAGTAAATTTCAATTCTTTATAAAGATTTACCGAAGGTTCAGGTTGATATGAATCAACT